GCGCAGCTGTTGTTAAACCAACAGACAGTAATCCTGACGCCACAAAAAAAGTAAATCAAGTTTCTGGAGATCCTCAACAAAAAGCTCAAGGTAGTGCTGACGCAATGCCTAAGTTAAAAGAGGAAGACGAAACTGAGGCAGATGAGAAGAAATCAGAAGTTAAAGAAGGCGAAATGCCAAAAGCAGCGCTAGACGCTCTTAAAAAATCGCAAGATAAAAAAGAGATGTCACACGAAGACGAAAAGAAAAAAGATATGAAAGAAGAATCTGAAGAAGATTTAATTGACGTATCTGCAGACGTTGAAGCTTTAACTAAAGATGAAGACTTATCTGAAGATTTCAAATCGAAGGCAGCGACAATCTTTGAAGCAGCAGTTAAATCAAAAGTTAACGAAGCTAAAAAGAAAATGAACGCTTCTTACGAGGAGAAATTAAAAGAAGAAGTTGAAACTACGAAATCAGAGTTAGTAGAAAAAGTTGACTCGTATCTAAACTACGTTGTAGAAGAATGGATGCAAGAAAACAAACTAGCTATTGAGCGTGGTATCAAGGGCGAAATCGCTGAGGACTTCATAAGTGGTTTGAAAAAGTTATTTGAAGATCACTACATTGATGTTCCAGATGAAAAATATGATGTGCTCGAAGATCAAGCTTCTAAAATCGAAGACCTTGAGAAAAAACTTAACGAACAAATCGAAAAGAATGTTGAACAGAACAAAGCAATTGGCGAACTAAAAAGACAAGACATCATTGATGAGGCGTCTAAAGATTTAGCTGACACTGCAAAAGAGAAGTTTAACAAACTTGCTGAAGAAGTTGAGTTTTCAAACGAGGAAGACTTCAAAACTAAAGTATCTACTATTAAAGAAAGTTACTTTGGTGCGAAGAAAGAATCTTCAACTGAAATAGATGATGTAGCGGTAGCAGGTGGATCTGACGATCAAGTTGATCCGGCAGATTTATCGAATAGTATGGCTGCTTATACCGCCGCTATAAGTAAAACAAAAGACATTAAAATTGTCAAGTAAATATAGAGGGAGAAAAGTATAATGTACTTATCTGAAACTTACGAAAAAAAATGGCAGCCAGTCCTAGAGCATTCTGATCTACCAAAGATCACGGATTCTTACAGACGTGCCGTTACAGCTACTATCTTGGAAAACCAAGAAAGAGCACAAAAAGAAGACGCTGCATTCTTATCAGAAGCAGCTCCTACTAACGCAACAGGTTCTTCTATCGCTAATTGGGATCCAATTTTAATCTCATTAGTAAGAAGAGCTATGCCAAATCTTATCGCTTACGATATTGCTGGTGTACAACCTATGACAGGTCCAACTGGTCTTATCTTCGCAATGAGAAGTAGATACACTTCACAAACTGGTGCTGAAGCAATGTTTGACGAAGCTGACACTGAATTTTCAAGCAGAAACGCTGCTGGAGATTCAACTGAAGGCCAAACTCCAGACGCTGCTCAAGCCGGTTCAAACCCTGCAATCTTAAACGACTCACCTGCTGGTGCATACAACAAATTTGAAGGTATGACAACAGCCACTGCTGAGGCGTTAGGAGACTCTGCGAACAACGCATTTGCTGAAATGGCTTTCTCAATTGAGAAATCTACAGTAACTGCTAGATCAAGAGCTCTTAAAGCAGAATACACTATGGAATTAGCTCAAGACCTTAAAGCTATCCACGGTTTAGATGCTGAGACAGAACTTGCAAACATTCTATCTGCTGAGATCCTTGCGGAAATCAACAGAGAAGTTGTAAGAACTATCTACATCAACGCTGAAAAAGGTGCATCTGCAAACACAGGTACAATCAACACAACTACTGAAGGTATCTTTGATTTAGATACTGACTCAAATGGTAGATGGTCTGTTGAGAGATTCAAAGGCTTAATGTTCCAAGTGGAAAGAGAAGCTAATGCAATCGCTCAAAGAACAAGAAGAGGAAAAGGAAATATCCTTATTACTTCTTCTGATGTTGCTTCAGCTCTACAAATGGCTGGTGTATTAGATTACACACCTGCACTTAACAATAATCTAAACGTTGACGATACTGGTAATACTTTTGCTGGTGTATTAAACGGTAGATTTAAAGTGTACATTGATCCATATAGTGCAAACAGTTCTGCAAGTCAATACTTTGTAGTAGGTTATAAAGGTACTTCACCTTATGACGCTGGTATGTTCTATTGTCCATATGTACCACTACAAATGGTAAGAGCAGTTGGCCAAGACACGTTCCAACCAAAAATTGGTTTCAAAACTAGATATGGTCTAGTTGCAAACCCATTCGCAGAAACAGGTGCCGCTTCAGGTGCAGTAACTGCAGTGAACGATGCTGGTAACGCAAACTCAAACAGATACTACAGAAGAGTTAAAGTTGCAAACTTAATGTAATCTGTATTACATATCTTAAAAAAGGCGGGGCCTCAAAACCTCGCCTTTTTTGTATCTACTAAATAACACTATGAAGAAAATTCTAATTCAATACCTATACATATTTGTCATAACACTTATTATGTTATGTGTGTTTATATCAGTAAACGCATGCGAAGTGGAAGAAGTAAAAGATGAAACATTACCAATATGTGAAGAATACCAAGTATCAACAGAAGATGACCCTTGTAAAAAAGAATATCAACCTAGTATTAATGAAATAAGTGATGCTTTAGAGAAACTAAGCGAGTCGGGAACACTTCCTAAATAAGATATAAATAGTAATATGACAACTATAAACTCATTGTCACGTCAACCAACTAAACTTGATTATGCGTCACCAACGCAGTTTAAGTTTAGTATTATTAAACTACCAAAAGTAGAATATTTTTGTACTGCTGTAAATATACCTGGTATCACACTAGGTGGCGCTGTATCGCAAGTTACACCATTAAAAGATGTACCTTTACCTGGTGATAAGTTAACTTACGAGCCATTACAAATGACTTTTTTAGTAGATGAAAATTTAGAGAACTTTCAGGAGATACATGGTTGGTTAGTTGGTTTAGGTTTTCCACGTGACTATTCAGAGTTTCAAAATCTAGTTTCATCTGGTAATGATAGATTTCCAGCAAAAACAACACAATCTAGTACAGAAATAGGTAAAGTTAAATATGGCGCTGCGAATGCTGGCGGTACATATTCAGATGCTACTTTGACGGTATTATCGAGTAAAAATAATTCTCAAATTGAAGTAAGATTTAGAGATGTTTATCCAACAGGTTTAACAGGATTACAATATAATCAACAAGCCGCTGATGTTGATTATTTAACAGCGACAGTATCATTTAATTATTTGATATACGATTTTGCGACAACTGGCGCATCAACAACTAGTGTAACCACATCATAGTCTTTACTTTTTAAGGTTTTTGTGATATACTATATAGAATGGAGTTATTATGACATTAGAAGAATTACAAATACAGGCTGATAAAGACCTTAAAATAAATGATACTGAACTAGATTTAGAATCATTAAAAACACCTCAATTACATAATCAATATTTAAAACACTTAACAAAGTATAAGTTAATGTTAAGTAGAAGTGAAACTGAATACAATATAATGAAAAGAGAAAAATGGGAATACTATACAGGTAAAGCAGATCCTAGCGTTTACGCAGAAAAACCATTTTCACTTAAATTACTTAAAACAGATGTTGACAAATATTTAGAATCAGATATTGATTTACAAAAATTAAAACAAAAAGTAGATTACATACAAACAACAGTAGATTTTTTGGACAGAACAATTAGACAAATTTCAAATCGTGGTTTCACAATTAAAAATGCAATTGACTGGAGAAAGTTTACTAGTGGTGCAATTTAATATCAATGACCACAACCCGATACATTATCATAGATAAAGTCAACGAAGTTTACCTTAAAATAGAAGCAGACGCTGATATTCGTAGAGAGATTGGTGAGTTTTTTACGTTTGAAGTACCAGGTTTTAAGTTTATGCCTCAATATCGTAATCGAGTTTGGGATGGAAAGATACGATTATTTAATTACGCCAGTGGTAAAATCTATGCAGGTTTATATCCTTATATTAAGAGGTGGTGTGAAGACAATAATGTACAAGTTGTTGACGGAACTAAAATAAAAGATACAAAAGTTGATGATACAAAACTAGATAATCTAATTAAGGCTCTTAAATTACCACACGAAGTTAGAGATTATCAAAGAGAAGCTTTTAAGTATTCTGTACAAAAAGATAGATGTTTACTTGTATCGCCTACAGCATCTGGTAAATCTCTTATAATCTATCTTATGTTGATATTTAATCTATTACGACTGAAAGATACTAAACAAGACAAAATCCTGATTATAGTGCCCACTACATCGCTTGTAGAACAATTATTTAAAGACTTTAAAGACTATGGTTATAATAGTGAAAGAAATGTACATAAGATATATTCTGGCCACGAAAAAGAAACAAACAAAAGAGTTATAATATCTACTTGGCAATCTGTATATAATTTACCTAAAAAATGGTTTGAACAATATGGTATGATTATTGGTGATGAAGCACACTTGTTTAAAGCTGTTTCATTAACTAAACTTATGACTAAATTAGAAAAGTGTAAATATAGAATTGGTTTGACAGGTACTTTAGATGGAACTAAAACACATAAACTTGTATTAGAGGGATTATTTGGAACAGTAAATAAAGTTGTATCTACAAGTGAATTACAACAAAAGAAACAACTAGCAGATTTAAAAATTATGTGTTTAGTATTACAACATGATCAGACTGCTCGACATTTTTTAAAAGATAAATCATACCAAGAGGAAATGGATTATTTGGTTTCTAACGAAAAAAGAAATAAATATATAAGGAATCTATGTCTTTCTTTACAAGGCAATTCTTTATGCTTATTTCAATACGTTGAAA